CTTGACTGGCGGGAACTTGTTCTTCCATGGACCTAGCAGAATCTTTGCTTACACACTAGCATTAATACAAAGCAAATGGTCGGAATGTCTTACGGAATTCGCAAAGGGTTGGAAGACGTAGCTCATGAACTCAAGGGTATCCGAAATATTCTTGGCTCCATGTGGCAAAGTAAATACCAAACTGAGGAAACCAGTCGCTTAAATCCAGAGATTTTTGCAGATGAGTACATTTCAAACGAAGAGTGTGCCCGCCGCCTAGGTGTATCCGATCAAACAATCAGAAATTGGATTGCCATGGGGCGGACAAATACTGATAAAGGTTGGACAGAGGGAATTCATTACGTAAATATTTGCCCAGTACCAGGGAAAAAAGCAGTTATTCGCGTACCTTGGAACAATTTGATTCGTTCTTTTTCCAAAGATCGTGCCATTGTTCCAGTGGATTTACACAAATCTTCTATGCTGTATAAAACGTCAACCGAAGGAAAATTAGAATAATGTCGTATCGGTTTCAGGGTCTTGACCTGAGTTTGCTTACGTTACAAAACTACACAGAACTCCTGCCTCCCTCTTTGGCTCTGCAGGTGGAAATGTTTTTACCTCCAGAAGGTTCATTCGACGACAAGTGTTTGCAAAGGTACCTAGAAAATATTAAGAATTATGAAGAAGAAGATGTCAATTCTGGGATGACGCTGGCAAATCGCCTTAGAGTTGCATTTAAAGACATGCGGCCCGATACAATATGTGGCAAATTCCCCCTTGCAGAGCTACCCTTAAAACGACGGTTACGATGTGTTGCGGAATACTTAATTCGTTCAGGGGAATTTGACAAGGTACGAGATGAAACCGGTAAGCTTGTCAAGAAACGTGGTAACTTGGGTAAGCTTGTTGTGTTGTACAAGCCACTGCCAAAACTTTTAGACTCCCTTGCTTTCCATAAACTGCTAGACAGATGAATCGACGCGAACGCCTTCTTTCTTCAGTGATTGGTCCTGAGCTGGATGACACAAAAACAAAGATGCTCGATGCCACCTTAAAGCTCATCCTTGGTGACATGGGGCAACAATACCTCAAACACTGGGAAGCTGAGGGTCCAGGCGTTATGGTTTTTCAACCAGACAACGAAGATCGCTCAATGCTTTTCTTGACCCTCGAAGAACTTCACTCTGCGCAGGAAAAAGAAGAGCGCAATAACAACGGGGATCTAGCCGAGACTTTTCGCAGGATTCTACAAGCTGCGCAAAAAATTAATCCAGTAGAGAAGGCTGGTTACTTAGTTAACGATGCCCAGGGCATTCGCTATTTGGAAATAGACTATAACAAGGTAGATGAAGCGTAATGGCTATTCATGATTACAGGACTCGACGGGAAGACCTAGAGCTGATCACAAATTATGATTTGATATCATCTGCGCATGCACTGATGAATGGCATTGACCTGGATGTTGCCAGTTCAAAAGTTGCTAACGGGTACGTCCAGGCGGAAAAGTTTTACTCTCCAATGGATGACGGTTTAAACGTCCAAGAGTGGTCAGGGAAGGTTTATCTATTTCCTCCAGGGGGGGCCTATTTCTGGCAAAAGAAAATGGACCGCTGGAAGATGACGCGATCAAGTTCTCCCTCAATGGTATCTTCGCATGCCGTTTGGTTTCGTAAATTGTTTCGTACGTGGTTTAAAAAAGATGTCAAACAAGCGCTGTATTTTACTAACTGCCCTGACATGATTCGGTATGAACAAAAAATATTTGATTTCCCTGTATGTATTCTTAAGACCCCTCCTTTACTTGTGAAGAACACAAGCCAGGGAATTGGTAGCCATAAGACATGTACTTCGTTGGTTGTTTACTTGCCTCCCCTTACGGACACTGGGCATGCTGTGCAAAGATTTATAGATCTTTACCAAGACAAGGGGCGGATCCTTACCTGACCACGGTAGACTGAATAGCGATTGGACGTCTTCATGAGCATTCTTTGCGATCGGGAAATTAAAAAGCTTGCTTTGCAAGAAGAAATGATTAGTCCTTTCCAGGACAAACTAATTAGTGAAGTAGATGGTCGCCGTATTTTAAGCTATGGGCTTAGTTCGTATGGATACGATATTCGCTTGTCACCTAAACAATGCTTAATTTTTGGGCGCATTCAAAAAGGAGACTGTGACCCCAAGGATTTTGATGCTGATATCCTGACAAGCGCGGAGTTGCTAGAAGACGAAAAGGGCCAATACTTTATCTTACCCCCATATGGATATTGCCTTGGTGTTGCACAAGAGCGCATTAAACTTCCAAGGGATGTGACTGTTGTTGCAGTAGGCAAATCTACTTATGCACGATCTGGAATTCTAGTAAATATTACGCCAGCCGAAGCCGGCTGGGAGGGCTACCTTACGTTAGAGATTAGCAATTGCACTGGCTTGTTTAATCGTATTTACGCTGACGAAGGCATTACACAACTTTTGTTTTATCGTGGCGAGCCCTGTGATGTTTCTTACCAAGATCGTAAAGGAAAGTACCAAGATCAAAAGAAAGAAATTGTTTTTTCCCAAGTGTGATGGCGGCTGCACAAAGACTTGAGGTGGTAGAGATCCTAGTGCGATCTGTAATTCACCAAGAAAACGAAGAGCTTTGCAAAAAGTTTTCCCGTTTTCGTGGTGATGATGTGCAATGGGTATTAAACACACTTCACCCCATGCTTGAAATGTTGCAAGAGTCCTTGGAACTTGAAGCCTATGGAAACACTACGTATTAGCCGTAGCTACGACCAAAGCTAGCACCTGGTTTGTTGGCGTAGTTGGTACTGCCTGCTCTACCAATCGTGTCCCCCATGCTGGGCAATGATGTGCCAGCGATACTTGCTTCCGCCCTGGGTGTTTTACCTCGGATGGATGGCTCATCAATACCGGCTTTTTGTCGAAACTTACCGGCGCTTCGTGCGGCTGCCATGTATTTGGCAACTTTATCTTGCTTGGAATTTAATTCTGATACAGAGTTGCGCTCTCTTGGTTCTACTCGCCGTAAGTCTGTGTCATACGCCTGTTCTGGCCGCAGATCCGAACTCTCCGCCCCAGATGTACCTAAACCCATTTTAACTACCTACTCAAGCAACAAATCTTGTCGTGATAATATTGTAAGAGACATAATTTAGGCCTTATATTACCATGCACGGAGCCGCTGGTTTCCTGGATAGTTTTATCCAAGACGAGATTGATTGCCGCTGCTTAACCGAGGAGGACTTTGGTGCGCCTTTAAACAACGAAAAGGCTGACGTCCCCCTCCAAGATATGTATAATAGGGGTCTGGTCCTTCCTCAACAGGGGCGGGAACGCTTAAACCTCGGTGAGGACAACCACGAATGGAAGGAAATGTCGCAAGCGCGTCCGGGAATGACCGGTTACATTCCTTCAATGGAGGAAGCGTTAGAGCAGTATCCGGCTTCGTCTCCTCGCCCGAAGAAGTTGGTCTTGGCCCTGGGGGCACCTGCGACAAAACCTGGTTTGAATCGGTAGAAGACTTTGGTTGTGTTGATGGCGTTTGCCCTGTCCCCTGGGCAGTGACTAAAAGCCCTATTGCTCCCAAGGGGGATCCTGTAAATCACCCAGAGCATTACACAGCTGGCAAGGTGGAAGTAATTGAGATCCTGGAGCAAGCCGTACAAGACGCTCCTGATCCCATCTCCGGTGGCTTGCTGTGGCAGACACTTAAATATTTGTTACGTCTTTGGTATAAAAACAATATGCTCCAGGATGCCAAGAAAGCTCGTTGGTATCTCAACCGCTTGATTGAGCGTTTAGAACGGGATTACGTTTAGAACGGGACACAGTCTTCGTCTTCTTCATCATCTTCGTCGTCGCTTGAAAACATGCAGGCGGCGGCAAGTTCTGCTAATTCTAGGTTTGTTGGGACTTCAAAAGTCAGGTCAATATTTTCACCCGCCAAGATCTCACGCACTGCTTGCCATTCCATCAAGCGTTGGTGGTACAGGTTGAGTAGTGCAGCATGAAGTTGCTCCCAGCACATCTCATCAGCCTGAAGTTCTGCCTTCCGCATGGCAAATTGGAACTCCAACGGAAGCTCAAATTCCCTGGGTTCAGAAAAGCTCTCCATCTGGAAGGAACTGCTGGTTAATTCATTCTAATCCTAGCTGTTGAAGATGTCGTCAAAGTCCTTCAGGGGATAACGCAACCATCCCGTGGACCCCACTTTAAAGTCATTTGCAAAAACTGAAAGAATATGGGGACTGATCTTGCGTTCTAGCCTTCGGATTGCTATTGTTTCGTGCTCTGCAGCACTGTATTCCCGAAAGGCAGCCAAAAGAATTTCGGTTGACGGGGGAAGAATTGCGTCAACATCCTCCAGAAAAAGCTGAATTTCGTCATTGCGGCGCTCAATGAGTCCACCAATCACATGGTTATCTTCATCAAAAACCCACCGACCGATCTCTTCAGCGGCAGCATAAAAATTATCTTCCTCCAAGGAATCAATAATTGTGCTGTAAAGAAAAGACTCCCACCCAATGGAATGAATAAAAGAAAGCAATGCTTCTTGTGTTGACTGAGGCAAACCTAGGTTTAATTT